TAAGTTGCTCATTATTTTGACCTCCTCTCTGGATAATATGAACCTACAACTTCATTAAACATTTTATTAAAATCTTCTTTCCATTGACCTGTAAGATTTGGCTCAGCTTCACGCTTAATTCTAGTCAAAGATTGACATAATAAATCTATTTGAAAGTCAGTTAATTTGAAGACTCTCATCTTTTTTGTAGTTCTGTCTGTAAGATTCATAAGATAAAGATAGTTTGTTGAACACCCTTACTATAGTTGATTTTTAAATACTTTGAGAGTAGTCTGTAACATTTTGTAATAATAGGGCCTAGGCTCCCCGAGCCTATATGGGGGCTAGATTTAATGCGTATGTCTTTGTGTGTCTATGATCGCACCCTCGCAAGTCTCCGAGTCTCTACGAGTCTTAAAAACCTGTATAAGATTCTTCTCCACTATGCTCCTCCCACTTCCATGAAAACTCAGTAAATTTTTCTAATCTTTCTATAACCTCGTCCATGCAATAACCACGCTCTATAGTGTCTAAACCAAAAGCTAGGTCAGATACTTTTTGTATAAAAAGTTCTCTTTTTTGTGGATCAGTCCAATCGTTATCTACTGGACAGTTCTTATGCTGCTGTTTATAATCCACTTTTTGACCTCCATATAATTGATTCAATTCTTAACTGGTTACAAGATATTTGCTCTTCAGTTAAGTGAGTAGAAAATGAATTAGCCATATCTTCACACTCTTTCTGTAATAAAGGGTCTTCAGTTGTTATGGCTAATACAAGGGCGGTGTAATGTGCGTGTTGATAATTTTGAATTGTCATGGTTGTGCAGTCAGAATTAAAACTTTAGCTTGAATAAGATTTAACTTTTCAGTCATCTCTCCATTTACATCAATAGGAAGTTTATTTTTTAAACTATTAATGATTTCATCTAATAAATAGAGTTCGTCTAAATCGAAATCGGTAAACTCTTCTAAGCTACAACCTTTGTAATTATCGTTTGTAATGTTCATAAATCCTCCTTAAAATAATTCGCATAAAACAGATCTGATAATATTTCTTTTATCAAGATCATTTATATGTTGGATTGAATCAGCAAGACCCTGCTGTATTGTTTCGGTGCAAATGATTACAGCACCTCCACACTCATTTTCCCAGTTGTCATAAACCCTTGTGAAAACGATAGGTCTATTTGTAATGTCAGATTGTTGATATTGAAAACAGCATCTTATGTCTACTGTTTTGCTGAAAGGTAATCGTATCTCTGTAATACGATCATTCTTGTCTTTGGTGATTGTTTTGTTCATTGAGAACCTCGTGCGACTTGTCCCAAGTATAGCCATAATTCTACTACTCTGAGAGTATAAGTTTACATATCGTAACAAATAATTTTATGAAAGCCTTCTTTCTTTTCTGGTGGATTTTTTGTAAGGTTTGCAAACATTCTGTTTATGATCGTATCAGGTACTTTGCGAGTCCTTTTGCTATTTCTATCTTTAGCCGTTTCCTTGTCAATGTTATAAACAATCCCTGTCCATTCAATTCGACTATCTAAGTTTAATAAAACTTTTCTATGCTCTCTAACAGTATGAGTACCATCAATAATAAAATCTTGATTCTGTTCTATACAGTCAAAAATTTTCTTATGTAGTGTTGCTTCTATTTCTTTCCAGTTCCCTTGTATCTCTTCAGATCCATATAATTCTTTTCTAATTAAATCCGTAGAAATAATTTTAGAATAAATCATTTTAGACAAGGGTTTAGCGTGGCTTGATTTTCCTGACGCTGGTATTCCAATTAGCATGTATCCTTTAACAGTCATCTTCTTTAACCTCCCTTACTTTTAATATTTTTACTGGATCAGTAAAAAATCTATCTTCAACAGTGTTTACCACACAATTTTCTAAAAGTGGATCTCCTGATGGGCAAGTAAAATCATCTTCAGTATCTACTTCCACAAGTAAAGTAACTTCAATTTTTTTAATTGTCATTGTTTCTTTCCTCCTCTTCTCTCCTGTCTTCTCTAAGTTGATCTGCTAAAAACTGCAAACCTAAATCTTCGGCTAAGTCCTCGATTTCCTTAGCTTTTAATGGGTGACTGCAAATGTTATCTAATGACCTCCAGTGAGCATCATTAAATAAAGTCCATAAGTGATCGTTATTATGAATGTTATTATGAATGTTCATTGTTAAACCTCCTTTCCTTGTTTGTTGAATTTTTTATCTAATTCTGGAACTATTAAAAATCCTTCTGGCTTTAAACGACTACGCATATTAAAAAACCAAATGTTATTAATCTCATGTTGTTCAGCAGTTAGATGCGGATAATACTTTTCTGACCAATTAACGAAATTCATAACAACCCCCTTGTAGGTATAGAGCATGATTCTTGCAAGATAGAAACAACGTCTTTTCTAATTTCTTCTTGCTCTTGAACAGAGAAAGATTCTAATAATGGAATAATTACTTGTATGTATTCTTTAGCGTTGCCATCTATAGCTGCATTACAGGCATTTACAATACCTCTAATAACTTTGTGTCTGTCTGTTGTAGGATTTGGATAGTTAATCATAATGTTATTGCGACTTGATTCTATTATAGACATATTTTTACTACTATTAGGGAAGCCTGTAATATTTCTTAACAATAAAAAAGAGTCTAATATGAGACTCTTGAGATTAATAAATAGCCTGAGAAACTTCATCTTATGGCTTGAAT